CGTCATCGAGGCAATCAACGACCCGGACGAGCGGCACGTGGAGCAACGGTGCTTGGTACGTGAGGTAAACCAAAATGCCTAGTGCCGTGGAATGCCGTGTAGAGGGACTCGATGAGATCGAAAACTGTCTGCTGGAGCTAACCACCAAGAAGGCACGTGCGGGGATGCGAGAGGGACTAGGAGACGCGGGAGAGTTCATGCGAGTAAGCATGGCGTTGGAAGCTCCCAGTGCTACCGGCCAGACGGCTCGTGAGATGCAGAGCAAGGTGACGCTCAGCGGGAAGAACGACGAAGGCATTGTCGCTGTGGGACCCTCCAAGCAGACTTACTGGGACCAGTTTGTGGAGTTTGGCAGTATCCACAACCGGCCACCGAATCCGTTCATCCGTCGCAGCTTTGAGAAGTACGGGCAGAAAATGCTCGAAGTTTTCACTAACAAGATGCGAGACATTCTAGGACTCTAATGATTGAGAACGCACTATATCAGCTGTTGACACAAGACACGGGCGTCCGCAGTCGGCTCGGTGCATCCGACCAGGTGCATTTCAATTTCGTGCCACGCGGTGCCAAGCTGCCTTGCGTGGTCATTCATCGCATCGCGGCTGTCCCCATCGTCACACTAGACTCCACGGCTGATCTACTCCCGGCCCGGTTCCAGTTTGACTGTTACGCGGGCGATGCGCTGGGGGCTAGTGGACTCGCCAATGCCGTCTACCACCTGCTCCGAGATTTCAACGGCAGTGTTGGTTCGCCTCCCGATGTATTCATCCAGGGTTGCGTTGCAGAGAACATTTTCGACATGCCCTACGAGCTAGGCGCGAAGGACGTGACGTTCCGATCTCTCGTGGACATCACCATCTGGTACACGATGACCTAAAAAAGACGCAACTTCTCACCCCTTAAGTAGAGCTTCGCTCCGTGCAACACGAACACGAACGCAGACACTACTAAGGAGAACACAGCATGTCCACAGTCGCATATCAGGGTCGTGGTTCCACACTCTTCCTGGAGACCTCACCCGCTGAAAAGATCGCACAGCTTCGCAAGTTCGCCTTCGGTGGCGCAAAAACCACCCTCGATGATGTAACCAACCTGGATTCACCCACAGCCTACATGGAACGTATCGCAACGGTCATTGACCCGGGCGACGTGACCTTTGATGGCGTGCTGGACCCGGCCAACGCGACTTACTCGGAGCTCAACACTCTGCAGGCGGCTCGTACCCTATCCAACTGGCTGATCACCCTGACCGACGGTACCACGTATGCCTTCGCAGGCTACGTCACTGAGTTCGTCCCGGCTTCCGTGGACTACTCGAAGGCCATCACGTTTAGCGGCAAGATCACGATCACTGGTGCAGTGACAATCACACCAGCCAGCTAAGAAGTTTCTGGGGGCGCGTCCAGGCATGGGACTATTCGTTCGCGGATAGTCCCTCCTTTCCCTCCTTTCGCAGTATCTCTCCTTTAGAGGCAATCCCATGACAGACGTTCTCCAGAAAGAAATTGCTAGTCCCGTCCTGCTCACGCTCGAAAACAAAGAGTGGAAGCTCTCGCTCCCTACCTCCGCCGTCATCCGCTACAAGCAGAAAACTGGCGACAACCTCTTCAATGTATCCCACTGGGGACGCATTGACGAAGATCCGGAGAAGCTCATTGCTCTCTTGTGGGTCGCGGTTCAGGAGCACCAGCCGGGTACCAAGCTCGAAGTCATCGAGCCGTTGGTCAACATCGGAACATCGCAGATTATCACCAAGGCCGTCATCGAGCTTCTGCGCTCCTATCTCCCGAAGCCCAAACCTGCTACCGGAGATGCGGACCCAAACGTCTCGGTCCCGGAGTCGAAGTAAGTATTCTCGACCTCTGGGCGATTGCACGAGTTGACCTAGGTCTCTCTCGGCAGGAATTCTTGGACATGGCTCCGGTCGAGTTTGCGGCCCACGTCGACCGACTGCAAATGAAGGAAGACAAGGCGCAGTTTCAAACGGCTCAACTCCTCGCGATGCTCGCCAACTGCAACTCCACAGAGGAGTCTAGGCAGGAGGCGGGCCATCCGGACGGCTACAACGTTATGGACTTCATGCCTGGTGCGGAGCGCGAGCCGGGTCAGCTATCCATGAAGGACTGGGTGCTTGCAATGGAGGCAGGCAAGCTTTCGGAACCTACTACAGAGTCTGAAAAAGAAAGCATCAGGAAGCTCAACCAACGGATGACGACAACCTTCACCGGCACTCAAACCGGTCAGGTCACCCAGGTTTCCAGGTAATCCCATGGTCGTTTATCTCCTACACAACCGGGTCAATGGCAAGGTCTACGTCGGCAAGACGGTGCAGACCCTTGCAGACCGCTGGTCCGTGCACAAGAGTGACGCTCGGATTGGCATTCCTGGATACCTTCAAAACGCCATCCGAAAGCACGGCCCGGCTGCCTTTGAGGTAACAATTCTCGCCACGGCAGACAGCGAGGAGCAACTCAACAATCTGGAGCGGTTCTACATCGCGCTGAATCTTTCGAACCAACGAGAGTTTGGCTACAACTTGACAGCGGGCGGGGACGGCGTGAGCGGACTTATCCCTTGGAACAAAGGGACTAAGGGCGTAATGGTTGCCTGGAATAAGGGTCTGACGGGAGTGCAGTTCGCGTGGAATAAAGGCAAGACATTCTCAGCGGCATCCAGACAAAAGATGAGTGCAGCAGCTAAGGGACGAGCACCCTGGAACAAGGGAAAGTTCGGTTACAAACGGGGAGTGACCAATGTCTAATATCTTGGGAGACATCATCGTTCGTCTTCTGGCTAATACGGCCAGTTTTGAAGACGGAATGAACAAGTCCGTCAAGCAAGCCAAGGCAGCTGGCAAGGATATTCAGGGAGTCTTCGGTGAGCTAGGCGAGGCGGCGCAGCGTCTACTCGAACCCATCGGCGGAGTCGCTGGTGAGGTGGGCAATGCTTTCGCAGGCATCGGCACCGCAGCCAACTCTATCCTCACTACACTCGGTCCCCTGGCGGGAGGTTTCGGCGCAGTAGCTCTGGGAGCGGCGGGTGTCGCAGCTGTCGGTCTCGCGGTTGGCACGGCGGTACTCGGTATCGCACTTCACGCATCCGAGGCGGCAGCCCGGCTCCAGGAACTATCCGAGGTTACGGGCGTCTCCGTAGAACAACTCTCCCTGCTCGGAGACATCGCTTCCACCAAGGGCATCTCCGTTGATCAGATGGCCAAGGCTTTGGAGAAGATGGACAAGGCGGCACTCGCAGCTGCGCAGTCCGGTCCCAAGTCCACCAACGCATTCAAGGAGCTAGGTGCAGCCGTCACCAACACAGACGGCACTCTGCGTAACACACAAGACATCTTCAATGACGTCTCCGCCAAGATCGCGGCGATGCCTGACGGCACTCTGAAGACTGCTGAAGCAATGAAGATCTTCGGCAAGGCAGGCGCGGAGATGATTCCGCTGCTTAACGAGGGTGGCGCACACATCGCGGAGTTAGAGGCACATTTCACAGCACTGAACGCGGTGGTCTCCGGCCCGACGGCCAAGGCATCCGCCGATCTGAAAGAGAACATGTCGCTGGTCTCGGCGGCATTCACGGGCGTCGAGAACGAACTGGTCTCCGACCTAGTCCCGGCCATGAATGTTGCGGCCAAGGAGTTCATCTCCTTCTTCGAGGACAACCAGAGCAGCATCAAGCCATTTGTTGATGGTCTCGCCAATGCGGGCAAAGTAGTCCTCAATCTCTTCCAGATTGTGGGCGAAGTCCTCTCGCTCATCGGTCGCATCTTCATGACGGCTGTCGAAGAGCTACAAATCTTCGGCGGTACCGTGGGCAAGATCTATGCCGATGTGAAGAGTGGCAACTTCGGCAGCATCTGGGCTGACGCCAAGGCGGGCGGCAAGGACGCAGCCAGCAATATCAAGTACGAGTTTGGCCAGGCTGTAGACGGCATCAAGGACAGCATCCACTCTATCGCCGGAGTTTGGGAAGCCTCACTCCCCAAGGACCAGAAGAAACCAACGGGACAAGGCGCGGTACCGGGCAAGCCGGTAGACGTCGGGTTCGTCAATGCGGCAGTCATCAAAGCTCAGGCGGAGGCTAACAAGGCTCTCGCGGCTGCGATGGCGGATGCCACGGCGGCAGGTCTTGAGCAGCAGGCACAGCAACTGGCCCAAGGTCAGATCGAGGAACTGGAAGCCAAGGCCAAAGAGAAGCAGATACAGAACACCAAGGCATTCAAGGATGCGATGGCAGACGCCATCCCGAAGATCGAGGCAGCGGCCCTGGCCACCGAGACCTTCAAGGCAGCAGCTGCGGATGAGAAGGAGTTCAGGTCCTTCACCAGCCGGGTCAACGAGCAGTCCGATGCGCTGGAACATGAGTCACAGGTGCAAAGCAAGGTAGAGCAGGCGCAGCAGAAAGCTCTCGCCTCCCTTGGCCCGCTGAAGACCAAGCTGGATGAGTTGAAGACCGTCTATGCCGACATGCAAACGTCGCAGACGGCGGACGACGGCACCAAGACTCAGACTCTGCTCCTCATCAACAAGCTACAAGGTCAGTATGACGCGGCTACCGCTGCGGTTCAGCGTTACAACGTTGCTCTTCAGAACAAGGCTGTCGGCGACGAGATGACCAAGCTCGTCCAGCAGACTACCGCACTGCGGATTGAGAACGATGCGCTGGTCAGCGGCAACCCGTTCGGCAAGCTGGATGCGGAGGTCGCCACTCTCACCGAGCAGCTACACCTATCGGCGGATCAGGCCAAGCTCCTCAAGGATCAGGTTGACGCTCTCAAGGGCGAGCAGATCAAGTCCGACGTGCTCAAGTCAGCGGCCGGTTCTGGCTTTGACCCGGCCCAGCTATCGACGCTCAACGATGAAATCAAGTTCCTGAACGACAACTGGCAGACTCTTGGTCTGACGGCGGAGCAGTACCACCAGACTAACCTGACGTTGCAAAAGGATTACGACGATCTGAAAGCCAAGGCGGGTACTGCCTCTGATGGCATGAAGGCAGGCTTCGCTGACTTCGCTGCCTCGGTACCAACCATCAGCGCAACGATGGAGAAGGTCGTCAACCAAGGACTAGACGGCATCGCTCAGAACTTCACCGACATGGTCGTGAAGGGCAAGGCGGACTGGCAATCCCTATTCGACAGCATGGAGTCAACCATCCTGAACGCGGCCATCAAGGGATTGATGAAGAACCTGCTCGGCAACCTCTTCGGTAGCAGCGACGACAGTGGCGGCGGAGGCGGCGGACTACTCTCCTCGCTCGGCAGTCTCTTCGGAGGCGGACGTGAGGCGGGTGGTGACGTGACACCGGGCAAAGCCTATGTCGTCGGTGAGAAACGTCCCGAACTTTTCCTCCCGAAACAAGGGGGAACCATTGTTCCGCAGGTACTGACAAAGGCGGGCAACACGATTCACCAGACCATCAACATCGCGGCCCAGGACGCGGACAGCTTCATGCGCAGCAAGAGTCAGGTCGCTGCTGAGATGCACCGTCAGGCGGGTGCAGCGTTCACAAGGACGAGGGCATAATGGCTTTTCTAGAGGTTCAATTTCCGACGAAGTTAGCTCTGATGGCCCAGGGTGGCCCGAGCTACTCCACCAACATCAACCCGGCTTTCTCTGGCTTCGAGCAACGCAATCAGAACTGGGCTGCGTCTCGTGGTAGCTGGGCAGTGTCCTTCGAGCATAAGACCGCAACGGAGTACAACGAACTGCTCGCGATGTTCCATGCGGCTCGCGGTATGGCCAACGGGTTCCGCTTGAAGGATCACTCGGACTTTCGGGTCACGGGTGGATTCATCGCAGTGGGCGATGGCGTGACGAAGAAATTCCAACTACAGAAGATCTACACATTCCCCATCAGCCAATTCGAGTTGATCCGGCCCATCCAGAAGCCTGTCACATCCAAGGTGAAAGACTTCGCGGGCAACGCGCTGGCGGACTCGGTCAACGTCTATGTGGACGGCACACTACAGACACATCACGCAGGCTACACAGTAGACGGCACCAAGGACTACTCGCTGGACGAGACGACCGGCGTCATCACCTTCGTGACGGCTCCTAACGGCAGCCCGGCTCCCATCATCACGGCGGATTTCGACTTTCACTACCCGGTTCGCTTCGACCTGGACAACATGCAGCGGCAGATTGAAACACCGGAGGCAGCCGGGTTGGTCCTCACGGTCACGGGCATCACCTTGAAAGAGATTCGCATCGTCCTCGGACAGAGCGCAGGCTAAATGAAATCAGCAACCACAGCAATGAAGACGCACCTTGCGGGTGACGTCACCACTCTTTGCCGTCTGTACAAGATGACGCGCAAGGATGGAACCATTTTTACGTTCACGGATCACGACACGGACATCGACACCAATCCTCACCAGGATGTCTTCACGGATGGTTCGGCGTCCCCGCTGGTTGGATACATCTACGAGGCTGCGGTGGGATTCCTGCCGACGGCTACCGAGAACAAGTCCGATCTCAGCGTGGACAACCAAGAGGCGACCGCGTTCATCGACTCGGAGACCATCAAGGAAGAGGACATTCGCTTCGGTGTGTGGGATGCCACGGCGGTAGAGATTCGCGTCTGCAACTGGGCTGACCTAAGCATGGGCGAGATTCGGGTGCGGTACGGCACGCTCGGAAACACGACCATGAAGAACGGTCTTGTGACCTTTGAGCTACTCGGTCTCACGAACAAACTTCAGATCCTGCAAGGTCGCACGTTTGGCCCGCGCTGCGATGCTGAACTAGGCGATTCGCGCTGTGGAATCACTGTCGGTGTGGAAAGCGGTTCGGTGGGCACTCCGGTAGACGCGCACAACTTCAGGCCGACAGCCGCGTTGACAGGCGCGGCAGGTTTCTTCACGGACCTGACCTCCGGTACCTTCACTGTGCCGAATGCTTCTGGCGTCACGAACACGGGGCAGTCGGGTGTTGGAACTATCTCGGCTGGACCAACGGTCCTCGCTATCTCAGCGGCAAACACCGATGGCACCAACACGACGTACACGTGGACTCTGACCTCGGGACCGCCACCGCAGGTAGGCCAGTCCGTCGTGATCACGCTCATGGCGTCTCCCGGCAACAACGGTACGTTCACCATCGCGTCGATCACCGGGACTTCCGCAGCCGTTTGGCACGCTGGCTACTACGACGACGGCATCATGACGTTCACCAGCGGAGTGAACTCCGGCCTGTCCTACCAGATCAGAATCTGGGATGGCGTCACGCTGACGCTGGACAATGCGCTGTTTGTGGCACCGACCGCTGGCGACACGTTTCACATTTCGCCTGGCTGCGATCACACATCAGCCGATTGCTTCAACAAGTTCAACAACCTCGTGAACTTCCGAGGCTTCGAGAAGATTCCGGGGCAGGATTCGATCCTACAGTATCCGAACGCGACAGGCTAAACCATGAGCGAGAGAACTTTGAAGAAAGACGGAAGCGATGCCAAGTGGTGCGGAACCTGCCGGACCGAGTTGGCGGCCACCGAATGCTCCGATGCTTGGGAGCTACCTGACGGAAAGTGGGAGGAGCGCGGCCCGCGTCGCGGCTGTCTCCAGCACCCGGTAGAGCCGATGGTGCATTTCAAGAACGGCACTGTGATTCCGTTCGCGCAATATCAGGCGGGCACGGTGAACGTTCAATGAAGAGAGCAGCCATCGTCGCGACAGCACGCACGTGGGTCGGCACGAACTTTGTACACCAGGGCCGGGTCAAGAGTCTCGGTGTGGATTGTGTGGGCATTCCGCTGTGTGTTGCTGAGGAGCTAAGCGCGAAGGACAAAGAAGGCCAGCCGATGACGGGCAAGATGTATGCAAGCTACTCGTCTCAGCCAGAAGGCAACTACGTGCACCGCATGTGTCAGAAGCACTTGGTGCAGAAGCCTGTAAATCAAATGAAGCCGGGTGACGTGATCACGATGAACGTCGTAAGTGCACCTTGCCACGTCGGCGTCTTGGGTGAGGACGCAAACGGTTTGACCATCATCCATGCCTACTCAGGCGCGTCGAACAAAGTAGTGGAGCAACCGCTTGACGTGAAGTGGCGTCGTCGCATAGCCGGGTGTTTCGCATTTCCAGGAGTTGAGGACTAAATGGCAAGACTCGCACTTACTGTAGCTGGAGCAATCCTCGGAGCAGCATTGGCCTTCGAGACTGGCGGACTATCCGTCGGACTCGGGATGCAGCTTGGTGCGCTCGCTGGTGGCATCATTGGCACCATCGCCTTTCCAGCTAAGGGGACAAAGACCTTTGGACCTAGGGTCAATGACCTCCAGATCTCCTCCTCTGCTCCCGGAACAGTCATTCCTCGGCTGTGGGGAACCATGCGTCTCGGTGGACAGATCATCTGGGGCAAAGGTATTAAGGAAGTGACCACCACGACCAACCAGTCCGCCAAGGGCGGGCCGTCGGTCTCACAGACGAGCTACACCTACTTCTCCTCGTTCGCGGCTGCCTTCTGTCAAGGGCCAGCGACCATCACTCGCATCTGGGGCGACGCGAAACTCATCTTCGACAAGACCGGCACTGGCCAGATCGCGAAAGACCTCACCGTGGTGCCGACTCTGTATCAGGGCACCAACACACAGACAGCCGATCCGTTCGTGACGTCGCAAGACCCAGCGAACTCGACGCCCGGCTACCGCGATACCTGCTATGCAGTTTGGGATCAGTTCCCGTTGGCTGACTTCGGCAACCGGCTACCTAACATCCGCGCTGAAGTGACGGCCAATGCTCAATCGTCTCACCCGCTGGTTCGCGCTGAATGGGAGTTCAACTCGAACGTCCCGCAATACTGCGTCACCGATCCAAACGAAACAACCGCGTTCGTCGTCGGTGATACTGGTCACATCGTCCGCTACGATCTTGGCACCAACTTGCCAGTCGCGAGTGGAGTTCTGGACATCACACACATGCCTGGGTACACCGGAGGCGACTCGCCAATCGGCGTGAAATCTACTCTCGCTGTGGACAACGATGGTTACATCTGGGCGTATGGAAACCTCGCCAGCCAGCCGCACTACATCAAGTATGATGGCTGGTCTTTTCAGGCAGTCGCTGCGGTGAACCTGAGTGGATACAGTTCAGACGGGTTTTATTCCTACGCATCGCCGACCTATGCCCACATGTTAGTCAACCCGGATGGCAGCTCACTCCTGTTGACAGGCAACAGCGGCTACTCCAACGAGATGTTCGCCATCCGCACTCGCGATGCGTCGCTGGTCGGTGTGAGCACAGACTTCAGGATTCCGTTCTTACCAGCAGACACGACCACCATCGGGCTGTTCTGGCAGAACTATCCGGTCTGCGACAACAACGCCAATGTGTACTTCATCGGGACTGGCGTCCACGATAGCCATCCAACTGGGTACTATGGCGACTGGTACATCTGGCGTGTCAACCTTCAGGGCGGCACGTCACACTTCGTCGCACTCGCCCCGCAGTATGTGGGCGTCACTCGTTTTGCATATCAGGGCGACTCCAGCGTGGGTATCGGGCAGTCGATGCTGTACAACGCTAACGACAATACCCTAATCGTCTACACGAACACAGGCGCGTTCCTTCGCATTGATGCTGACACGGGGGACATTCTTGAGACCATCGGCGGTGCGAGTGATCCGAAGTTCAACGTCAGCAGCGCAGGTTGGAACTTTGGTCAGAGCATCGGAGCAAACAACTGGCTCGCCTTCAGTGATCCATTTGACGGCTCCAACGATAGCGTGATTGCTGACATGAAAGGTCGGGTGCAGAACGGTCTCATTTGGGCTCCATCGGTGGCAGACAACAACATTGCGACCGTGTACAACGTCAGTGACTTCAGTGTGTTCGCAACGTATGATCTCGCTGCATTTGGTCCTCTCCATCCTACGACGCCACCCACTCGCGGAAACATCTACGAGAGCCGGGCCAACTCCCTGCTGTCGTTCAACTATGCGGTGGGAACTTACTCCACGACCAGTGCTTTCCATCGCTACTACTTTGACCGCGTGAGCACTGGAGGTTACGGGGCGGACCAGATCGTCAAGACGATTTGCGAGACGGCGGGCATTGCAGACGCAAACATCGACGTGTCGCTGCTCCAGCCACTCAGTGTGCTTGGCTACCCGGTAGCTCAACTACAGAACGGCAAGGACCAGATCAGCGCACTCGCGCAATTCTTGTTCTTTGACGCCCGCGAGATCGACTTCAAGCTACAGTTTGTCCCACGCGGGCAGTCTCCGATCGCTACCTTGCCGGAGGATGAGCTAGGACTGGAGGCTGACAAGGCCAAGCTGGAGGAAACCATCGGGCAGGAGCAGGACATCCCGAAGGACGTTGACGTGATCTTCATCGATCCCAACATCGACTATCAGCAGAATCACCAGAAGCGCATCCGCCACTCCCGCACCAAGAAGACGGTCAACCTGACATCGCTCTCACTGCCCATCGTCATGACGGCCAACGATGCGCTGCAACTGGCGGACAGAATCATGTGGAGTGCCGAGGCGGAGCGGCGTGCGTACAAGACCAACCTTTGGAAAGCCTATTGGATGCTGTTCGATCCTTGCGACGTCGTGCAGCTCAATTACAACGGCAGCGTGCTGACCGCTCGCATCACCGACGCGGCCCTGGGCCAGAACTTCGTCACAGCCATGCAACTGAAGAGTGAGGATTCCGCGAACTACACGTCGCTGGCTTCAGGCAGCACAGGCACCGGCTTTGTGGGCCAGACCATCCAAGGATTGGCGCAGACGCTGCTGTTCCTTCTGGACATTCCATACCTGCGCGACATCGATGCAGACGCGGCTGGCAACATCGGCTATTACGTGGGCATGGACCCATGGAGCAACGGTAGCTGGCGCGGCGGTGTCCTGTATAACTCCAGCGATGAAGTGAACTGGAACAACATCGGCGCAAGCCTGAATGCGCTGGCATATGGCACAGCGACGACCGTCCTGGCGGCACCGGCTAATCCGTGGACTTGGGACTATGTCAACACTCTGACGGTCCGTATGACTCAGGGCGCACCCAGCAGCACGTCGGCTCTCAACGTCCTGAATGGCAGGAACGTCGCTATTCTGTACCCGAGCCTTGAGATCATCCAGTTCCAGAACGCAACCCTCAACGGGGACGGCACCTACACCCTAGACACACTCCTCCGGGGACGGAGAGGCACCGAGTGGGCATGCGGTACCGCTGGCCAAGGCGAACGTGTGCTGTTTCCTCTCATACAGGGAGGGCTGCTCCACGAGCAAACCGCGCTATCTCTGCTGAACGCCACACGCTCCTACAGAGCCATCACCTTGGGAGCAGATCAGAACAGCACTGGCGTTGTGCAGACGCTGGCCCTGAAGGGGCGCGACTTGATGCCTTATGCGCCATGCCAGATCACCGGCTCCCGCGACGGCTCAAACAACTTGCTGATCCAATGGCAGCGGCGGACCCGGCTAGGCGCGACGAACATCGCTGGTGGAAAGCTCACACTGGCGGAGGACACCGAGAGTTACGACGTAGTGATTGTGGACGGCAGCGGCAATGTCTTAAGAACGTTCGCTAACGTAGTGCCCAACAGCGGGATCAACTGGACCAGCCCAGCATTCCCTCACGTTACCTACTCGGCAGCGAACCAGACGACCGATGGGATCACACCGGGCGATCCGGTTCACGTGATTCTGTACCAAAATTCCGTTCAGGTGGGGAGGGGTTTCGCTACGCTGATCACGACGATCTGAGCAGTATTAGACGGGGTGCTAGTTTACCTCATGAACAACACGATCAACGGAAAGGTATACGTGGGCAAGTGGCAACAAGCTGAGGTCCAGCGACGCTGGAAACGTCACTTGAGCGATACGCGATGTGGCAGTCAATACCACATACACAGAGCGATTCGGAAGTACGGGGCAGAAGCATTCACCATCGAGTCGATTTGCGAGGCAGGGAGCGCGGAGGAGTTGGGACAACTGGAGCAGTTCTTCATTCTCCTGTTCCGTTCCTACATATCAGAGTTTGGGTACAACGCTACCATGGGCGGCGATGGTGGCGGTGAATCCCCCACAGTTGCGACGCGCCAGAAGCTAGCTGCTTCGAAGATAGGCAGCAAGAATCCGCAGTTCGGGAAGCGATGGAAGATGTCTTTTGACGCTCGCCGCAAGCTAGGTATTGCGTTGCAGGGCAACCAAAATGGCCTTGGGAAGAAGTATCCCGGTAGAGTTCCCTGGAACAAGGGCATCGAGATGCCGCCATTGAGTGAAGAACACAAGAGCAGAATAGGCGAGACAGCCAGGCGCAATGGAAAACGGAAGGGCAAGCCGCTATCAGCCGAGTGGCGAGCCAATCTTCGGGCAGGCTGGATAAAGCGTAGAGAACGCGAGAGGAAAAAGAGATCATGTCAACAGCAAACTTAAACGTACCTTACTTGGTTTCTAGCCAAAATCAGCCAGAAATCACACACAATGCTGCCCTAGACGACTTCGATGGCGCACTCGGTTCCAAGCTGGCGCACACGATGACCGACGCGGATTACGCGCTCAACCTGTCGGCTGTCCCGAACGAGGCACTCGGTTATCTCGCCTTTGTATTCACAGGTACGTTGACAGCCAATCGCAACATCATCGTTCCGACCAACAAGAAGATGTACTTCGTCGTGAACAACACTTCAGGTGCCCACAGTCTCGTCGTCAAGACGGCGAGCGGTACCGGAGTCACAGTGGCTAACGCAGCGACACCGTACACCATCTGCTACTGCGACGGCACGAACGTCGTTCCGGTGGGAGCGTCCGGTGGTAGCTCGATCACGCTCAAGACCAATGGCTCAACCAACTCCGATCAGACCAAGCTGGACATCCAGCAAGGCACCAACATCACCGTCTCCAACTCTGCTGGTGTCACGACGATTGACGCATCAGGCGCGACCATCGCGTGGCAGGGAGCATACAATTCGGGAACGACATACGCTCTGAACGATGGCGTCTCCTACAACGGTTCAAGTTACATCTCCCTAGTCGGCAGCAACCTCGGAAACCAGCCCGACACGCACCCGACAGACTGGGATGTCATTGCCCAAAAGGGAGCCACGGGCGGCGGAGCAACTGTCTTCACCGATCTCACCGACGTTCCCTCTTCCTACGCCGGTCAAGGTGGCAAGGTGGTCTCTGTCAAGGGGACCGAGGATGGACTCGAGTTCACATCCGGTGGCGGTGGTGGCGGAGTACCGTCTGGCTCTGCTGTGCACCATTTCTACTTCAACGATGCCCCACCCACGGCTTTGGGACCGCTCGGCACACCCTACTCTTTGGTGATGAAAATTTCGGGCCGGGCAATGCTTCTCGCAGTAGCGAGCGGAGGCTGGAAGGTTCGCATCCGACGCGGTGCAGGCTCGCACTTCTCC